ATGTATGGTTTCGATAATAAAAGGGGTAAAAGATAACCAGTAAGTCATTTGTCCTCTTATTTGTAGCCATATCTTTCCAACCTCTCTCTTAGTAAATTGCTATATTTCACTACAAGCGCTTGATTATTTGCCTTCTTCGCTTTTGTTATATTCCCCTGTAAGACTTTATAAGTTTTATAAAAACCATCTATCCTATTTAACTCCCTTATCTCTGCCCTGGTAGCAATCCCAGATTGTTTTTTCTGTCTTAACACTTCCCAATCGGAGAAATATTCGTTTAGCTGTCTCTTTGGGTAACTCGGATCTCTTAACATTAAATCCCCTATAACCGGAAGATCGGTCAATTCCTCTCCTGTTATCCTAAACTGTCTTAAAAACCCACCGGAGTAACTATCTAACATATAATCTAACTGTATAGGTGATAATTGAATACCAATTTTATCCATTCCTTTTGATAATTTAATGGCCAATCTCGTTGTGTAATCCCTCTTCCTCTCAGTAGGATATAGATATTGCATACCTTCGGATTCTATCGGGACACCTAAATAGTTTTTATTAGTGGCCACACTTATAGCCGGTTGAAACACTGATGGGGTCGGATCAGGTATCTGTGCTTTGGCCAAATCGAGTAATCCTTCTAAAGATTTACTATCTTTATCCTTCATAGTGTCTAATACCGCCTGAGGCGCGGCCATAAATATTATTCCAAGTTCAAAAGGTATCGGTAATCTATATACGTGATCTTCTATCTCAAAGAATAAGTTATTATATTTATATGCTGGGGGTAAATTCTTATACCAATCTTTATCTTTATTCCTGTACCAGGAAGTTACTGCTATAGTAGTAAGCCATAATGCACCTTTAACAAAAGTTTGTATCGGTCTCTCCCTTATACTTCTATATAATTTCTCCGGACCACGTATTGAAACATTAAAGAAAGCTGTTACCTGATTAATCTGTTTAGCCCACTTCCCGGACTTGGTAAAGTTTACCGTTACGTCCTGGGCGTCACAGAAGGCCTGTATAAAAGCGTCCTCTTCTGTCCAGTCCGAATGATCCTTTTGCCACTTCTCGGAAGTATATTTTTTATAAGAGGCTTCTATCTCGGCACTTCTCGGTCCCATCTCCGTTATTGATACAATATCAGCCAGGGTATTTACAGGATGTTTAACGACGTGCAATACCTTGCCTAATTTACCTAATTTATTGTCTAACATTTCATCATAACTATTTTGTACCGAAGCCCTATCAAAACCTATCTGCCCGGATAGACCGCCACCTAATTTCTTAAATCTCCAGGTAGCCTCTCCCGGCTTTGTCATCATTTCTTGATAGTAGCCCTTTATTGGATCGAAAATCGTTGTATTATTTCTTTTGGAGAATACCACATAAGAGAAAGCGTCTCTAAATGGATTCCTGGCTAATCCAAAAGATAGTTTTAACCCTGTAGCCCCTAATCTAAGCATACGTGAGAAGGGTGCAAATACCTTTGTAATAGCCCCTAATTTTAATGGATCTACTCCTTTGAAGGCTTCATATAAATCAGGATGTATTTCGTAAAATTCCTGTTTCCCGTCTCTCCAAATAGATACAATATTCTCCTTTCCGCTATACTTAAAGTCCTGGGTAAACACAGTAAGAAATTCATTATAAGTGTTGCCGCTTGTCATACCTTCTTCACCTGAGGCAATCTCGTCCAAGTAGCCCTTTATCTGATTAGCACTAAATGTCGTAGCTTTCATAGGTGCAGGGACTTTTGTAATAAAACCGCCTACCCCGTGTTCGTAAGCTAAATCTATAAAAGCCTTAGCAATTCTTATTTTCTGAGCTTTAGCGATTAATTCCCTTGTCTGCGTTATTAAGGATTCGATCGGATTGATAATTGGTCTCCCGCTTCCCTTAATAGTTTTTACTGCTTTACCGGTATCTACATAACCACCTACTCCTTTAGTAACATTAATCTCTTCTAAAAATGCTCTCTTAAACGGAAGATAGATAGGGTTAAGGTCTCTCATTAGTTTTGCGGTTTCTTCGCTTAAACCCCCTGCCCGGACGATCCAGTCTAACATATGATTAGACCATTCAGTTACTCTTTTAGCAGTTGACTTCCAACCCTTGTCTTTATATTTTTCCACTATAAACCTGGCGTCATCTAAATCAAAACCGCTTTCGATATCCCTTGCTGACAAGTTTAAAGCTCTCACACCTACGGCGTAAGCAATGAATTGAGGCATTTCGCTATTGGGGATATCTTTAAGTACCTCTACTAAACTATCACCTACTACGTTTCCGTGTTCGTCTATTGCCTTGTCCATTACAAAAGTCCTGGCTATTGCTCCCGATTTTGCTTTAGAGTATTCCATTAATAAAGCCGGGTTTTTAGAAGGCGGGAGTTTTCTACCTATAATCTCTTCTATCTTTTTAGTTATTTTTTGAGGGAAATAAAACTCATCATTAAATCTTATATTGATCCACTCGAGGGCTTTCATTAGTTTTGCCCCTATACCTCTTGTTTTACTATGTTCACCCTTCCAGTCAATGTGTTGGATTATCCTATTCTCCGCTCCCTGTTTATTCCATATATCTAATTTCTGTTTAAACAGATCTAAATTCTTTTTTAGTTCCGGGAATTGAGGTAATATTTTCTCATTAAAATATTTATGGAAATTAGGTGCTTTCTTCTTTCCTATCCCCATAGTAAGCTCATATCTCATATATTCGGCAAACCCTTCAGCTGTTCTTCTCCCGTTTTGTGTCTGATCATAGTCTAAATCGGCTAATTCTTTTGTAAACTCTCCGGTGATCCCTTTTCTTTCCCCCCACTTCCATAAGTTATATAACTTCTTCGTTATCTTTGAATCAATACCGTGAGCTATTTCGTGAGCAGCAACCGCTAACTCTCCCCACTTGGCCATTCTTACTATTTGTTTTTTGTAGTAAAATACTCCGGCTGCCTTCCACTTATGGGTAGCTTTACTTTTTATCGGGAAACCAAAGGCTTTATCCGCCCAGGTCATTATTTCAGTCTTATTAATCCTCTTGGGAGTGGTCTCTTCTTTCTCCATTTCCTGACCCCACGTTCTGGCGGATAATTCCTGCTCCTCGACTTGAGGCTCTTCCATTCCCGGTATCAAGGTTTTTTGTTTCTTGGTTGGTCTTTCAAGGAAGGCCGCTTCTCCTTCTTTTTTTATTTTAGGTTTTTTTACTTTAACTTCTACTTTTGGCTTTACTCCACCGGGTATATCCCACACTTTAAAGGGCAATATTTCATCTTCGTACCTTACGGGCATTAATACCGCCTGGATTTTGTTAGTTTCTGGGTCTACAAAAGAGACCATATCAGTTTGTTTTTTACCTAATTGTATATCAGCATTAGGTAACCATTTATTCATCATATTGAGGTAATTAGTGTTAACCTGGACTTGTAGATTGCCATTGCTTAATATGGCAAAATTATCATTCATAGCCCTTGTATACCCCTGGATATATGCTTTGTCTTTAGTCCTTACTTTTTCAGCACTTTTAACAACATCTTTCCAATTCGGGAATGGGCGGTCATCTACTATTTTTTTGAAATAATCCTCGGTATATTTCTCTGCCTCTGCTTTGCTAATATCTGGTAATCTTTTCATATAGTCTTTAACTTGTTTATTAAACATTCTCTTTTTTTGGTCTGCAATAACCTCATCTGCGACTTTATCATCTATAAAAATCCAATGAGAATCAGTTATTTTATGTACTTTTTCTCCTGCCAATATCCCTGTAATAGCAAAATCTTCATCTTTCCAAAGGTCTATATCGGGTTTACCTACTTTTTTAAGTAATTTCCCTTCAGGGTCTTTGAACGTTTTAACGTTTTCTAATAGTGTATTAACTTCTTTGCGAGATAATTTCTCCCAGGAAGCCTTACCAAGTCTAACTGCCTCTGCCTCGAGTGCTTTCAATGTATTCTCTTCTGATAAAGCTGTTTTTGGCGGTATATATGTCTCAGGAGTTTCTTTTGGTTTTTCTTCCGGAGTTTCTTGGCCGGCTTTATGTCTCTCTAATAGAACGTCATTAAGAGAATTTTCAACCCAATCCGCATTATCGTATCTATCTTCAAGGAATATTTTATGCTTACGAAATTCAGAAAGCAGTTCTTTTATTTTATCGACAGACAATAAGGAAAGGCCTGTTTTGCCGGATTTGTTCACTTGATCTAATGCTTGGAGAAGTTGCGGGTCTAGTCTGGCTTCTTCTGGCTTGGCTGTGACTTGGTTGTAGAAGTCGGTAGCTTTTTTAAGAAAAGTATCTCCAAAACTATCTCTGCCTAATAGATTTTGTTCATATTTTAATTTATTTAATGGTTTTTTTAATTCATCTATCCTGTTTCTTATTGAAGACGCTTTTTTCTCGGTCATATTAACTTCTAAAGAATTTAATAAGTCTTCTTTTTGTTTTTCAATCTTATCTATCTTTTTTTGATATTTATCAAAAATTATAGTTCGTTCATATTCTGGTAGATACTCCTCTGCACTCTTATACTTCCTCGCTTCCTCTGCCAGTGGCTCAAGATCCTTTGGTATTGGCTCTTCTTTTGGTACTTCCGGTTCTACCCTTAATTGATCTAAAGCTGCTTGGGCTTTTTCTATTGCTCTTTGTGCTTCGGGATAATTCTCTGCACCACCAAAATCATTCTTTAAGTTATTTATCGCGGCCTGTAAATCTTGTTCACCATAATAAATAGGATAATCCTTCTTCTTTTTCTTATTTACCTCAAAATGTTGTTCAAAGATCAATTGTGCTTGCCGTGCCAATAATATAGGTTCTGTAGGATAGGATTCTAATTCTCTACCGATAACTAAAGGATTAGTATAATTATTCGGGTTAAATTCACCCTCTCTTGTGGCAGTAGGTTCTTTAACTTCTACTTCTGGGGTCTCTTTCTCAAAATAATTTTTTTCCTTAAATTGGTAGCTGGTTACTTCTTCTAACCCTAATATAACTTTTGCCTTATTCTCTTTTTGGAGTGCTTCTTTATTCTTCTTGAGATTTACCAACTCTTCATCTTTTAAAAAGGGGTTTCTCATTTCCTTCTCTATCTCTTCTAATAGATAACTCTTAGCTATTTTTGCGTCGTGAATATCTCTTTCGTTACCAATTATCTCGACAACCTCTTCTTTGCCCTCAACTGTCGGCTTCACTTCTGGTTCTTTTGGTATCTCAACTTCCTCTTTTAAGGCAGTCTTTATATTATTCTCAGCTATCTTCTGCTTTAATCTTTCATTGATGTTAGATCTTATATTTGCTCCCATACCGAATATAGCCCAGGGGGCAGTAGCCATAAAGGTCTTTAATGTAGTCTCCGGGATTTTCTCTAATAGACTTTTATTCTCTCTAAATACATTAACAGCTGCTTCCTGCATACCAAGCTGGATATTTTCTTCCATTATCTCAGCTCCTTCTACTGCGAAAAAGGTTTTTACCCCTGATTTGGCTATACTTAAAGCAGTCCTTTTAGTAATCTCTTTTTTTATACCTTTAAACAGCAATTTCTTAAAAGGCTTAGATACTGCGGCTAATAATGGTAAATCTCCCAATACTTCTACACTTGCTATTGCTACACCAAGAGGAACGGCTATTTTAGACGCCTGCTCTTCTGTTGCACCGTTGGCAACTAATTCTTCCCATACATCCTGGGATTGTGAAGGTGTTGCTACTGCTACACCCGCCGCCATGCCTAACAATGGATTACCCGTTGCGGCTGTTACTCCCACTGTAGTCCCCATAACACTAAGCATAAAGGCAGCAGATTGAGAGGCTTCATACCCCCAATAGGCAGGGTCTAATAATATCTTAGGATTTTTCTTTACATTCTCTATTACTCCCTGACTCCACTCAGGACGAGGTACTAATTCGGGGTGTTCCACCAACCATTTATCGTAACGTTCTTCTGCTTTATGATATTTCTCTTTATATATTTCCCTCTTTTCTTTATTGACCTCATTTACCTTTTTAATCTGTTCTTCTGATAGTCCGATGGGGAGTCCCTGTCTCTTATAATATTTCTGATCTTCAAGTTTAACGTCTGCATAAATAAGGTTAGGCAAGGCGGCATTAAAATACTGTTTAGTATTATGGAATATACCGCTTGAACCCAGTCTGAAAGCGTCAAAACTATCTTTTAAGTCACCTTCCGGGATATATTCAGGCTCAGCTTCTTCTCGTGCTTGGGTCTGGATATACTGGTTATAAATTCCAATATTCGCATTAAACGATTTGCTCTCACTATCTAATGTTACGTAAAGTTTTTTATGCTTTTCAGTATCTTCTTTCAATTTATCTACTAATTCATTATGTTGAGCCACTAACCCGGATCTCTTTTGATTAATACGGAACTGCATTTCTGGTGTTGCTGTCTGCATTTCTTCGTCTATATTATCAATCTCTTGCGATAATCCTTCCCATATTTCATAATCAGTATCTAAGGTTTTACCTAAGTCATCATAGGCTTTACTCATAGCAATTAAGTTATTTTCCTGTACCTTCATATCTTCTAATTTAGGAACGATAGGTTCTTCGACTTCTGGAATTTCCACTTTAGGTTTAGGTGCAGTACCAAATATCTCAGCAGAGGTTTTTATCCCTTTAGTTGCTTCTTCTTCTTTTTTAATAAGGTCAGGTATACCAAAATTACCGCCAAACTGACTGCCTAATGGTTTAGCTTTTGGTTTCCCAAATATATCTTCACTTTTTAATAAACCGGTTTCCATTCATCGTTCCCCATATATTTATATTTTTTACCGTCGTTACCTTCTTTTACTTCACCTAAAACATACCCATACTTATCTCTTTGATTCTTTAAATTCTCAGCCGGGGGAGTAAGTAATTCTCCTAACCAACTTTTTGGCTTGGATTGTGGTCCCTCTGGTAAAATAACTTCAGGTGGTGCATTAGGGTCTACTCCAATCTGATTGAAAAATAATAAGACTTCTGCGTCTTCTTCTTCTGTTAATGTATGTTTTCGTAAGTTGTAATTCTTTATCACAAGCTCTTTATCTTCATCTGCCAACTCCATACCGTCATCTATTAAGCCTTTTATGTATTCATTAATAATCCCTGTCTTACCAAAGAGGAATTTATCCATATTAGGCCTTTCCTTGCCAGGCTCAGGCTCATCTTTACCTTTCTGCCCTACAGACACGGTCTCGGTAGCGAAGTTAATATTTTTTATTTCCGTATCCGGATGATCCTCAACCCATTTCTCCGCCTCTTTAATGGCCTGTTTAAAAGATTTATCTCCCTCGGGTGCGGGTCCGAAATTAATACTCTGACTACCTGTTACCGGATTAACCGTACCGCCTTTTATAATAAAGTCCGAATCCTTAAGCCATTGGTTGAATTTCTCGAGATCCATTTGTGGTTTCCCCTTCTCTTTTTCCCCGAAGGTATAACCGCCTGTATTAGAGTTGTATCCCGTTATCTTCAGATTGGGGTTATCCTGTAAAAACTGTTCAGGATCAAAAATAACCCCTTCTTCTTCTGTCTCCGGATATAACTCTTCTTTCATTTTGGCAGCAAGGTTAAAATCCTGCTCAAACTTTGCACGTTGATCAGTAATCCCTTGCCCTGCTATCATACTTAAGATACTTTTCGCTGCTGCTCCCATTGCCCGGCCTGACTCTAACCTTTTCTTAAAGACTTCCTTGGTATTAGCCCAATCAATCCTACCGGTCGGCAATTCAGAAACAAATTGATATAATTCATTAAATTCTTTTACATCCGGCAATAATTCTGTCTTTGTAACCTGTTCTGTCGGTTTTTCTATCCCGCCTACCATTGCCTCTTTCTGCTGTAACATACCCATTGACTCATCTGCAAACTTAGCCATACCCTCAACGTCTATATAACCCTCAGGGGGGTCTTTTTTTAATATGGAAGCGTCTATACTCTTTTTACTACCTGCTATTTCAATATCTGCTAACATTGCACTCATCCACTCGTTATCCCATTCGTTTTGTTTTTTCTGTTTGTAAGCACCGACTAATTTCTCTACAAAGGGATTTAACTTCTCGAATACAGAATAATCCTTACCTCTGTTACTTGTAACAACTGATAATGGCATTTATATCACCTACTTTCCTATACCGGCTAAAGTCCCCACTAATCCTAAAATACCACCCAATGGGTCTGCTGGTTGTGTATTATCCACGTGCCATTGAGGCATAAGCTGTTGTGCTGCACCTGTCTGCATACCAATCTCGGTTAATTGTTTAGCCCAATCTGCCTGTTCTTGCCCTGAAGCCTGATTAAAAGCGGCTTGATATTTCTGATTTTGTATGTTTCGGGGTATAGCACCTATTGTTGAGCCAAGCTGTAATCTATTTGTCTTGCCTGTTTCCTCAAATCCCGCATAGCCTAAAGCCTGAGCTACCGCATTACTCTTTCTATCTCTCTCCTTATCGAGTAGACCGCCTAACATCATATTTCTTTGTGACTGTGAACCTAAACGATAATCGGACTCTGTCCTCATATTAGGTGTAGCATATAATCCACCGCCTAATTGACCCCGACGCCTGATATCTGATACGCCCTTTTCTTCCTGCATTGCCGAATAATCCCTGTAACCCTTCCAAAATGTGGATTTTTCAGGATTATAGTCACCACTTAAAGTCTTTTGTATCTCACTCATACCTGCTTTATACCCTGCGTTATTGGTTGCAGATGTACCGAGATATTTACTTAATAAACTCTGAACGGTTTGCTCATTACCAGTCATACCGGCTATCTGCTGTAAAGGAATATTCTGCCCCTCTAAATTTTGATTCATCAGATTAAGCATAAAACTTACTGCTTGATTAGGCTGTCCTTCTGCCCCTTCTGTTCCAGTGATTTCTAATAATTCCGGGTCTTTTGGTTGGCTACCCATTTTTACATCACTTCCTTTTCAATTTTCTTTTCTAATATTCTCGCTATCTCATAAGTATTAAATAACTTATTCATTGCCGCGTATCCTTTACTCATGCGCATTTGTATACGACTTATCCCCCTATCTTTACATATACTCATTATCTCCTCTTGAAACTTTCCCCTTAAATCTGTGCAATGTGGGTCAATCCAAGAGAAATCCAACCACAAATATTCACCCAGATTATCTCTCTGTTTTGAAATTACCATACAACCGTTTAACTCTTTATCTTCATTAAAGCTGACCAAGACCATACCAATCCTGTTATATAAATATTTCCCTATTCTTAAGGCAAAATCTTCTTTTAATATATCGTTCTTCTTTACTTCATCAGTCTTATTGACCACTTCTTTTAACACTTCAACGTTATTGGTAAAATAAACAGTGTTCGGTTTTATATCTTCTTTCTTCATAATTCCCCCTTTATGGCTCTAAATCTGTAACTCTACCTTCTATATGCACCAAGTCATTATAATAAGTAGTGTTCATTCTTTGTATTACTCTTAGTAACTCTTGTATGACCCTTTTAGCTTCCGGGTCTTTAATTCTATCTGCTCTCGGCAATATGATATTTTTACTGACTTGTAAACCCATTTATCTCATCCCCCTACGTAAGAATTGAAATAAACATCCTAAAAATTCAAAGTGGTTGGAAGCTGATATCTTAAATAAGAAATGCTTCCCATATATTCTTACTGCTAAATGCTTAACGATAATATCTGCTGTGCCAGTCAAAGCTACTGACCCTACACTCTGCCAAGTTGCCTCGTGATCTCTCTTTACCTCTACGGTTGCAGTCCCCGATGATTCACTGTTAAAATATAGGTGCAAGTCTAAAATCCTTTTATAGAAGGCAAGCCCTCTCTTATCCGTCAAATCTGTAGAAATTACAAAATAAGCCGTATAAGCTGACCCATCGTCTGTTTCTGACCTTTGTGATTGGTAGGTGTACCCCGAATAATCACTGCATATATCTATCTTTGTACCTGTCGGTATAGTTCCTTGAGCCGCTGTCTGAAATTCTACCCAATCACCATAAGAAGTACCGATACTATTTGTCGCATAAGCCCTAATCCAGTAAGTGGTATTAGCAGATAGACCTGTTAATCCTTTAGTAAAAGCACCTGCTGAAAAAGACCCGTCATCGTGTGCGTCCCAGGTGTCTACTTTAGTTAGCCCATATTTAAACCCTCTTACTGTTGCATTTTCCCCACCTAAAGCGGTAATGTTTCCGTTGCCTGTTACTGTAGTAGGTAGAACATCAGTCGGGCTTTGAGTGGTAACAGTCGGAGCTACCTTATCAGTAGTAAAGTTTACTTCTGCACCGTAACCCGTCCCTTCTGAATTAATTGCGTATGCCTTAACATAATACTTCACTCCTGGACTTAATCCCGTCATTGCCGCAGTAAAAGCACCTATCCCAAAGTCCCCTTCTTCTTCTACCTTATCATCTGCCGTTGTTGGGCTTCCTGTCGTGTTATAACATACGCCTCTTTTAGTACAATTCTCGTCACCTGTATCGGTAATTTCACCATTACCAGTAGCGGAATTATGAGTGATATCTGTAACTGCTTGAGTAGTAACAGTAGGAGCTACAATAACGTGATAAAACATAGCTTCCATAAGTAAATGAGAACCTATTTCCCCACCGGTACTATTGTAGAATCTAAATCTCATTGCTGTGACGGAATATATTGCACCAAGTTCCTTTTCTATCCACGTATATCTAGTAAAAGCACCTGAATAAATATTATTCCAAGCCCCTGAATAATATACATCTACGTCAACTTCACTAATATCGCCTCCCCCACTATCTTCAAGGTAATATTTTATTTTAGAACAATTAATAGCCCCGATGGTAAGTTCTATAAAATTGCTCCAACTTCCACCAGAGATAGTTGTGTATGCTCCATTCGAAGTTTCTACAATGCCATCATAAGCTTGGCTTTCGTATGTCCAGCTACTATTTGGGTCATTAAATCCAGTTGGGCTTACATATCCGCTTGCCATTAATTACTCCTTCTCTTTGACTTTTGATATTCTTTGTGTTATTTTTTAAATATGAAAATAATTATTTTGTTTTTGACATTAACTATTTTATTAACAGGTTGTTCTGTTTTTAATTTAAACGATTTTGTTTTACCTGATGATTTAGAGTTTATTAATACAATCAACAAATTAGACACCCCAGAGAAAATATGTAATTATATAAAAGAAAATTTTACTTACAAAGAGAATCTTTTCTACAATCCCAGTCCTTATGAATTATGGTTAACCCAAGAAGGAGATTGTAATGATTTCTGCACCTTCGCTATATTTGCGGTAAATTACCATAACTACCCGACTTACCAAATACAAATATCTTTTAAAGGAACATTTATTAAACACGTGTTAGCTGTTTTTTTAGAGGATGGTAAGTATACTTATCTAAATATCAAAGCTTACTATCCGCTCTATGCTTCAACTTTTAATGAAATTGTTTCGCATTATTTTATTGATCACGAGCTTGAATTAAAATCCTACAAAGTCTACGATTACAACAATAATTTAATTGAAAAGGTACAAAGATAACTTACTTAACTCCTGCCTCTATAATCTCCATTTTATAATCAAATACCTTATAGCTCGTCCATTCCCAGCAGATATTATCGTTACAGCTTTTTTCAACTATTTCGCGAAATGTTTTATAGCCAGAAAAGTAAAATTGGTTATCTGTAAAAGAGTAACATCCCTCGTTATACACCGCTACATAATGAGTACATAAAGTATTCTTTAGATGAATTTCTATCTGATAAGTTTCTATCCCATGCCAATTAGCTACCCAAATGCCAAAACAAGCCATATCGTTACAGTCACCATATTTAGTCTGTATGTTTAATAACCACAATTGGTAGGGACTGTAAGCACTCCATAGATTTAATATGTATTCAAAATTCTCCTGCATATACTCACTAATCTTCTCAGGCGTGTTTAAACTCTCTACCACCGCAAGAAATTCAAGGTCATCAGGCATTACAAAATCACCCAAGGTGTATATCCCGCAGCCGGATAGAAGTATCGTTAATATAATTAGTATGATTATTTTACGCTTCAAAATAATCACCGAAACAAGGTGTTGCAATATCGATTTCCCCCCAGCTTCCGTTTTTGTAAGTTAAAACTTTGCTATTTAAGGCATTACTATACGGTATACTCCACCAAATCTCCCCAGTCTCATCAATAAACTTTCCATAGACTAAATGAGCCGAAGAAGGCTCTATAAGTTTAACTATCGGGTCAATATTCTGAGATATCTCTCCTAATTCCATTTCTCTAAAAGTCATATCACTTGCAAACCAATAAACCCTACCGTCAGGATCTTCCACTATTGAATGATTAGATAAGTTACCTATTCCACCTGGCAATACTACCCAATTCCAAACTTCGGATGTTGCAATAAGCCATTGTCGGATTGTGCTTAATTCCTTGAATATAATTAACTGCCCGTTATATATCTTGAAGCCCATTAAAAAATCTGACCCCTCTGTTTCCTTACTCCCTGCGTCTCCTGAACTCCAATCTGTTTCATCCCCTATATCAGACCAGCGTATCCTTTGAGGATAAGACACTCCGTTTTCGTAGGTATAGCCTAATATTAAATAATTCTCAAAAGTGGTAACAAACTTTGCTTTAGTTAAGAATGTGCTTGCGGCATATTCTATCCCCTGAAATTCTACTACTGTCCCCCCGCTTGTATATGTGGTATAAGCACTCGAATTTATACCGTCTAAAGTAAAGTTATCAACGTCTATAACGGTAACTACGAATTGTAAATTGTTTACCTCGGTCATTCCGCCTACATTCTTAATGAAAACCCTATCCCCAGTAGTTAGACCGTGTGCCGCTGCTGTTATCTGACAAGGGTCTGCTTTGGTTGCTGCCGTGATATTAGTTGCCGTGGTATTCTGCAAAGGCATAAAATAACCGGTAGTATCCCAGACAAGCACCATATCAACGTTATTAGTGGCTATAACTTTATCGTTATAACTGACCGTGTCCCACTCCGTACAGTCTGATTTACAGACAAATTTAACGTCCCAGGCCTTAGTTCCAGTATTCCATAGATAAATATGTGCCTTAGTGAAAGCTAAAACATACTCCATCGCAGTAGACCGTTTAACAAAGCGGTGATAATGAAGAATCGGGAAAGTATCCGGGGTTTGAGTCTTATCACCTGACCCGTTAAGCATATCTGGCTCTCTCATTTGTCTACGCCTGACTTCTCCATATTTGCGGACAATGTTCATATTCTGCGTCTGCACCGTTTTATCTAATAAGATAACGGGGAAGTCGTGCTTCTCACCTAAAACAGGGCTAAATATACCAAATAATTCTTTCCTGGCCATAATTCTCCTTATAAATCATTACATTTTACAAATATTGGCTCTCTCTCTATCATTTTCTGCAACGGCGGTAAGATTAATTTATCCAATTCCGTTTCATACTTTATCTGCTCATCGGTTAAACCATAATTCCTGCAAACTATTGCTTTGGTCTTGGCATAAATAACGTCCCTATAAATATCACTAAAAGGAATATCGTCTACTACCTCGGTCCCGCCTTCTGACTCCAATATAAAACGTGGGTAAAATAAGGTTGCCTCATAAACAGCGTCAGGAGTAGGATAGGCATACCAAAAACCACCGTGTAAAGCATATTTAGTTGGCTCTCCCCGATTGTCTGATGTTTCATCTGCTACTAAAACCTGATATTCTCTAAAAGTGATTTTTAATAATGGAGTATTATCCGCTATCCTTATGGTTATTAATCTACCCTTATAATCAAGTGGCAGGGAATAATAACCTCTACCTATTATCGTATCTACTGTAGTTTCTACCCACAGAAAATCATCTTTTAAGCTAAGCCATTTTAGGGCTGCTAATAGATGTTCTTTTAGGGTATCTGCTGTCTCACTACGGTCTAACTCTGTATTTACGTGAGCAAGCACTTCAGCTTTTAGTATAGTCATCAAATCACCTCATCAGGATATAATCTATCTCTAAGTCGTCTCCCTGGTCTACCGGTGTCGCAGCAGTACCCGACCTTAACTTAAGGTATGGTATATGAGCAAGGGCTTCCATTAATGCACCGTCTAAACCTATGGTTTTACTCGCAGCAACCGAAGCTATCGAGAGTTCCGCAGCATCTGAACCTTTTACTACTTGCGTATATGTTCCGTCAAGGGTCATACAACCTAAGAAGGTTATCGCGGCAGTCGTCCAGGTAGAAGGTAAAGACAAAGCTATTTTAGTGTGATGTTTTTTTCTTATAACCGTAGAAGTATCTCTCATTATTACTTCTACCACTTCACCTACTCCTGTTTGAGCAACTGCGGCAGCATCTGCTCCAAGATGAGTATTTGTTAAATTATCTACTAAGGTCAAAGATACTCCAGCTTGAACACTATCTATAACTCCGCTTTCTTCTTTTGCTCCGCCTGAATCAATTATAATTGTCTCACCTGCTAAAAAATTAGTGGTAGCGGCTACATTAAGCACTTTTTGCCCGGAATTTGAATCAGCGTCTACTGTTGTATTAGCGTCTACTGTATGATTATAAGTAAGATTTGCCAATAAAGTTATAGACACATCAGCACTGACACTATCAATAACTCCTTCTTCTTCTCTGTCTGTCCCTCTACCTATTATTACCCTGTCTCCTGATACCATAGTGGCAGTAGGTGCAGCTACTTTGACTACTTTTTGTCCTGAGGCATTACTCTCATCACAATCAGAGCCGGTATCGTAAGTCTCGTCTGGGAAAGTTACACTATTTTTAACTGTCATTTCAAGATCTGGCATTTATGATCACTTCCTTTTCTTCTATATTTTCTCTCTCTTCAATCTCTTTCTGAATATCTTCTTTTTTCTTTTTGTGAGTGCTAATACCCAGGCCTTTGGCTTTTGCTACAAGTTCCGGATATTCCAACGCCGAAGCACCTCTACTCACACTTGTTATCCCCTTCTCCTTCTCTATTAGCTTAATCAATGTTATTAGATACTCTCTTCTTATGTGTCTAACATCAATCTGTAATTCCCTGCCTCTCTCGAGTAGTTTGATACCTTCTTTAGTGTCCTGCCAATGTTTAGTCGGCCAGGGTTTATCTGTTCTAAACTTTTCCGGATGTTCCTTTAATAATGCAATAACCTCAGGGTCTTTTGTATCGCATATCCCATCAAAAAACTGACACACCCTCTTTCTACTTACTACTTTCGTCCCGTCTTTAATCTCTGTAATTATAGACTCGGGTTTCCTTACAATTCTTGAATAAAATCTCATAATATTCGCCCACCTTTCATTTGGGTAAGAGGGCAGCCGAAGCCACCCCCTTAGGTTATTTTATTTACACGCCAGTTAATAAACTTGCAGGCGGTAATTCAACCGCACCTAATTCTGCACAAACGGTAGCAGAAGCATTCGGAGTTAAAACAATCGTGATTTTGTTGTCGTCTTTATCTTTGTGTCTTGCACCTGTTAGCACTATAAATTTCTTAGTAGAGGCGGCAACATTAAAGGCATTTGCACCTAAACTCGATTGCCAGTAGTCCCCTGCTGATATGGAAACAGCCAATACTTGTGCAGCGTCTAAGTTATCAAACATAAGCACGACTCTATCACAGGGAACGCCAGGGGTTAACTCGAAAGTTTCCTCTGTGCCGTCATCTGCTAATGCGGTCAATGCAACCGCAGTCGCAGTATCTAAAGTTAAAGCTATTGGTGTCAAGGTAGTAGCCATAATAAATTCTCCTTTCAATTAAATTCCAAGCAGCCCCCATAAAAAATGAGGGCTACTATAAACACATATCAAATAACTGTATCTAAAGCCTCAGTCCAATCACCAACACACAATTCTCCAGGCCAAATAACTTTATAACCGTATACATACAGAGTTTTTAAAGCGTCTCCGAATTTCTTCTCAGGTTCAAAAGGCACAGTCTTTAAAATCTGTTCTGCAAAGGCAACAGATCTGTAAGAGCCTGCCAAAGGTGCGGTTGCTCCTACGTTGTCTGACTCATACATATCTATTCCTAATACATCGGTTACAAAACCATTAATATTACCCTTCAAATCGTTGGCGTGATATACTCCGGCAAGCAACAGTTTAGTTCCCGCCCAATTTGGTATAATCAACCATCGGCTTTTCTTAGGTACTTTAGCCTCTTTCAAAGCTAAATCCATTTCCGCTACACCGGATATGATAGTAGTAACATCTACAGTACCGTCAGCAGTGGTCGAAAGTCCTGCTCCGGCAGCCATAAGGGTATTTAGTCCACTATCAGATGTATCAGTAAGGGCATAAGAGCCTTCTTTTGAGGCAGCTCCAAATAACTTTACATTAGCTTGCATAGCATCAACATCATCAATCATAAAGTTAATATATTTGGCATAATCGATATTGAAATCCATACCGGTATTTCTTATAGACTGCATAGTCATATCTGCTCCGGTGTAATTACCTACAGTTATAGATCCTATCCCACTGATATGGACAGATTGACCCATTTTTGTTATGGGTGCGTCTATCTCACATCTTGCTACTTTACCGAAAACGTGGTTATTGTGTGCATTTACAAGTACAGCCTTATTCCACAATTTCGGTGCGAAATTATTAACACTCATTAAAAATCACTTCCTTATAATCTTATTTTTTGCCACCCCATCTTTTCTGTGATTCCATAATGTCGTCATAGTGTAAATCAATTTCTTCATCTGACATCTTCTGAACCATCTGCGGAGTGTAATAAGACCCAGGAACTTTCTTCCCTTTCATTCCCTCTTTAGGAGTAATCCCTGGAGGTGGCAGGGTTTTCTTGTAAGTTTCAAGCCTTTTAGCAATTACAGAGTCTTGTAGTCCTATCTGATAAGCCTTTTCACCAGGATTTTTAGCTCTTTGAATGACTGCCTTATAACCAGGGTTTTCTTGAATTTGGCGATTAGTTCCGGCCATTACAGAGTCATAGTCCAAACCCTTACCGTCTTTTTCCTCAGTGTGTAGTGATCTGGCTTTCTCCTCACTGGCTAATAATCTTTTGTTCAGACTCTCCTGGCTTTTCTTGGTCTCATTCGCTGTGTATTTATCTTCTAATTCCTTATATCTGGCGTTTAAGGCTTTTTCCATTTCTGCCCTTGTCATAATATCCTCAGGATTGCCCGCTTTTACCTTCGCGGTAGAGGATTCTAATTCTTTTATCCTGAGTCTCTGCTCTGCGATAATTCTATTACTGGCTGCTAAATCGGCTTCCCTTTGCTGTCTCGTTCTCACCTCATTTTGTTTATCTCCTAATAGTCCTTTCCACTCTTGTTCTGTATAAGTTTTCTCTTCTGGGGTGTTTAAATTTTCTTCTGACATTTTCTTTACTCCTTTTTTTACGTCTATGTAGACGATATTGCCTGTAATTTACCCTACAGGTAGGTAAACCCGCACTCTATCGCTTGACAAGTTGTCTCTTCTTTTGCTGTGGCTGCCTTTGTCCTGCTGCCTGTGCCTGTATTCCCGCGGCTTCCATCTGCTCTCTTCTTAGCTGTGCCTGCTTTAATCTTTCTACAATCTCATCTTTCTTTGGCACATCTGAGGCGTCAAGTACGATATCAGGCGGTATTATTTCTCCATAAACCTTTGCCATATCCATTAACATATCGAAATTAGCAAACCGGATTGTAGGATTGGTCGGGCTACTTGAGATCTCAATCCCGTATCTTCCTATCTTCCGGCTTCTAATAGCTTCTAATAACTGGTCAACATTAGCCTCTATCTTGGCTTCTGAGGCTATTGCCATCATTTCCTGGGTTGTAAAGGTATTTCCGTACCTTATCATCTCCACCATAGTTTCAGAGTATATTTTATGGGTATACTTCATATTGTCGAAAATAATTTCATTGCCGATTAAACCCTGATTAATTCTCTGCCTGTCCTTTACTCCTGACTCACTGGCTGCTCCCTGGGCTAACATATTAGCGTTAACAGAGGCTATCTTAGGAGCGTCATTCTCGGCTAACTGCTCTAATTGAATGTGTCCGGTAGATAATTGAGTAGGCTCTATCTTATCGGGCTTAACTTCGTCGTATTCGATAACGTGACCGGGGGAAGATCCTTCCTCTTGTAATTCGTCTGAATCGGCCCCACCTTTCTTTTTATTGAAAAATCCACTATTAGCACTTGTATTTAATAATCCTAAAGCCTGAGAACGTCTCTTATTCTTCTCTTTTTGCGGGTCTATCAGGTTATCTATTACAGCAAAGTAATTTCCATTGATAAAATAGGGTATAAATCTGATTATGGGGAATAAAGTCATTTCTCCATAAGGTCTCTCCACATTTTCTAATTCAATCTCTCCCATAGTGGTTGTGCAGTTTAATACCGGGATAACTTGCTCTCTGACTGCTAAAATCGGGTTTCTTTCTTCTTCTTCTGCCATCCTCCGATCTTTCTCTAACATATATTTCAAAATATCGAGCTTAGACTTATGGACTCTTCTCTTGCTCATTTCTACTGTATTAATTAAGTAGACTGCTTTCTCGTAGGATTTCCACCAGGTCTCTCTTATTCTGGCCTGGAATTGGTCAGGACTTCTCTCGGAGCCGGGTAAGCGGGTTTTATCTCTATTATCGAGGTCATCATACTTTAGGTCGTCTATATCCTCTTTACTTTTAGGATAAGTTAAAGCAGTAAGCTCTTTATCTGCCCAAAATGAACGGATAACGTATTTACCATAATTTAGGTCATATTTGGTGTTATTTGGGTCTTCGGCAATATCGTAGGGGTTTTCTGTATCTGTAACGATTTCACCATTAAAAGGATCTTCGTCATACTTAATATCGAGGCTTAGGAAGCCTTTAGTAGAGACTATACCGTCAAAGAAGGCAGCAGATCGCAAGTAAAGGCCTAAAGACTGGTCTTCTATGTGTTTGGCTAACTCTGTCATTAATGCTGCGACCATAGAAAGTCCGCCCTTCTTAGGGTAGCATTTTATATCCATACGGTTTTGACGTTCGTAACCGGTCAATAGATTTATGATAGGGAATATAATATTAAGTGAAAGATGATGTCTCTTCTTCTCATCTAAATAGGCTATGTCGGCAGGGTCCCACTGTTTATCTCCACCTTCATACATACCATAGTTTGTCGTAGCCTTTATGATATACTCAGCTTGCCCTTTTACTGCTTCGTTCCACATATCTTTCATTAGTGCTAATCTTGTTAATTGGTTCATACTACCAGCTCCTTAAAGGTCTAATACTCCCCTTTGTTTCTTCCACTCTATTACGTCGGGTCTTCCGTGCCTCATTCTAAAATTCCCCATTCCAGTAACAATCTTAACTTTCATTTTCTCTCCACAATCACATAGAATATTGTTTCTGTCTTCAACCTTACAGATTATTTCTTTTTCTATACCGCATTTCGGACATTTCAGTATATATGTAGGCATTGCTCTCCTTCAAACTTCTTAACCTCAGCAAGAGGAAGGAAGCCATCTAATGTTCTGATATAATAAGGCTCTTTAACCTTGTGTTTTCTGAGTTCTTCTTCAAACATTTCTATATCCTTTATTTTCCACTTCTGACCCCTTAACCATTCCTTATCCTTCTCCGTTAACATTTTTACCCCCTTAGTTCTTGCTTAACTTAACGATATTACTACCATCATCAGGATTATCCGGACAGTTATAGATACGTTCTAACATCTGAATATCATTTTTAATAAAGCCCTTGAACCTCTTTAATGCTGACGTTATCTGCCGGTATTCTTCTTCACTTAAGATCACGAATGTAGTGGCATTATTTAATTTCTTGATCAGTGGTGCTACTTCCATCATATCCGGACCATTTAGACCAAACTGCTGGTGCGTTAAGATGTTAATTATCGTATTCTTAAAGTTGTAAGGAAGTATTCTGTCTAACCCCTCCTGATCTTTAACTGTGACTGAGTAATTTTCTAAACTTAGCTTTTTCATTTCTCTCTCCTTTCTATTTATTTTTTAGTACGTTTACCAAACCAATAACTTATACCTACAATTGCACCTATTATTAGCCCTACAATTACGAATAAAGTAAGATACATCTGTCCTACAT